CATGAAACTGGCCCATTTACGGGCATTGACTTCGTATTGGGAATGGATCCAAATCTTCGGTCGGTTTTTCCCGTACAAGACATTGGGATTCAATAAATATTCTTTTACCATATGATATTCGTCTTTTTGCTCCTTTTCGGAAAAACGTTGTTTAAAAGATGTACCGACAAAGGTAGCCATTAATACTAATCCTACAGTAAGTGCTACATGCGAGAATGAAAGTTTACCTGCCATATTTTCTTCTATATATATGTGTGTCTTACTATTTTTTTTAAGTCGTATGTATAGTATTACAAGAGAAATTCAGTTTTTACGATTTAGGCTTTTCAATAAAATACCGGATAACCAAGGCCGAATGATTGTATTGTTTGGTGATTTTGTACGGTATTTCATAATAATTGCACAATTGTCTCAATAATGTAGTAAAGGACCGGAATGTGAATTCTTGTTTGAAATAAAATTGTTGACATGGATAATAATGCTCTTTAAGATTTGCTAAAAAGGCAACATGCAAATTCTTAAATACCATGGTACGGAATCCATTTGAATCCAATAAATAATAATCTTCATGGTACGGGCAAATCGAATCCAGAAAATCCCATAAATCGGCTAAAGGAAAAGGATAACTGAATATATTATTCTTTTTAGTATTGGCAATTTTCATGCTTGTTTTTTTATGATAACGAACGAGAGAAACCCTTTGGTTCTATTTGAGCAGTGTATAGTTTTGCCGTATAATATAATTTGTAAAAAGCGCCAATTCAATAACATCTTCGTGAACATTGTAGAAAACAGTAATGTATTTGCACAAAATAGGAATGATCTGGTATTTAGTGGTTTCATCTAATCGATCCGTATTTTTGACAAATAGGAAAAAATAATCCAGTACATCAATGACCGAATATCCACTGTAGTACAAGTCATATAAAATGCGAATGGCTTCTGTCAATTGTTTGTCTCGGATTGCGTCTAAATATAAATCGAAATGTTGGAAGGATATATTGGAACATACCGATTTACATAAATCCAAAGTGACCGGTTGGTCAAGTATATAGAGTTTTTCAATGTGATTAATTACTGTACGGACTGAATGATTGCCTATGGATAACAAATAATCTTGACAATCTTTAGGAATGTTGAATTGTTCCTTTTCTAAAATCGTAGTCATGACATTTTTGATCTTTTCGAGAGAAAGATGGTGGATTTGCATAATATGCATCCGGGATTGTAAACTCTCAATCACCTTTTGTAGATTTGTACAAACGGCCACTACATGGATGTTATCACGATATTTGTCCATATAATTCCGGAAAACTTGCTGACTTTGTTCATTCATATTGTCCAAATCGTCGATCAAAATGATCTTCTTTTTTCCGGCTAAAGTACATCGCGATTGACAAAATGACTTCATTTCTTGCCGATAATACTGGATCCCCTGTTCCTTCAAATTATTGATAACCATTAAATTGTATTCGGGGAACTCGTCGCCTTTTTTCAATCCATAATATTCCCGTACAATAGTCTCAGTTAAGATTGATTTCCCACAACTAGGATTACCGTACAATAATAAGTTCAAGTCGTCCATTTCAATAAAACTATATAATGCATTTTCCATAATGGGGTCCAATTGAAAATCGGATATCATAGCCGGTCGATATTGCGTTAAAAAGGATTCCGTCATTTTTTGGGGAAATGATCGATTATGTACAGAAATCACTAAACTTATATTTATGTTTCTATACTGATTTAAATATAGAGTCTGTACAATATGTACAAGTTCAAATATGAAAGATTTTTACGACACTTTAGGCGTTTCGCGGAATGCCAGTGAAAGTGAAATCAAAAAAGCATACCGTAAAATGAGTTTGGAATTTCACCCCGATAAAAATTCCAGTCCATCTGCCAGTAGTAAATTCCAGGAAATCAACGAGGCATATGAAACCTTGGGTGATGTACAAAAACGGAAACAATACGATATGTTTGGAAATAGCGATGGGCCATTTGGTGGCGGTGGCGGTGGCGGTGGTATGCCCGGTGGGATGCCATTTGGATTTCCACCTGGGTTTCACTTTGCTGGTGGACCCAATATACGAGTACATACCATGAATGGAGGACGACCCGGTCCAGGTGGACCATCGGGTCCCAATATTGCGCATATTTTTGAGCAATTTTTCAATGGACCTATGGGTGGAATCTTTGAAGAAATGGAATCAGATAACCAATCATCGGTACCAAATATGCCTAATATGCCTAATATACGCATTTTCCAACAAGGTCCTGGGTCGCAACCAGGAAAACCACATTTTGTACGGTCTCAATCGCCACCACCTCCTGTAGAAAAGAAGATCCCGATATCATTAGAACAGGCATATAGTGGATTTCAATTGAAAATGGAAGTAGAAGGGAGCAATGACCCTAATGAAACAATCATGGAAATACAAGTTCCGTCTGGTATTGAACACGATGAAGTAATAATTATATCGAATAAAGGGGCTAGTAATCAATTTGGTCGTGGGGATTTGCATTTACATTTTACTATAGAAAAACACGAGTTTTTTGAACGGAAAAATATGGATTTGTACTGTAAGAAAACAATTTCTCTCAAAGAAGCCTTGTGTGGATTCACCATTTCTATTCAACATGTAAGTGGTAAACTGATTCGATTATCCAATCAAAAACAGAATATTGTAATTCCGGGGTTTGTACGGGAAATTCCCAATTTTGGTATGCAACGACCACAAGATGGCCGGCCTACTGGAAAATTGGTGATTGAATTCGATGTGCAATATCCTACTACATTGACAGTAGAACAAAAGGAGCAGTTGGAGAAAATACTGTGATTTTATTCTCGATTCTGATAGTGTACAGTAGAAAACCTAAGTATTTTTGTACTGTACCAAAAAATGATGTGATTATGTATTGGTGCTTGTGGATTGTGGTATTGGTGGAACAAGAGATACCTTGTCCCAATGATCCAATTCAGTTTGCCATTGATTCGGATACGTCAAAAAATATTGGCATTCTCGTAAAGTACAAGCGTATGATGACCCCGAATGACCATCAAATTCCAGAATCCCATATATTTCAAAAATAATAGGGTCCAAAGCAGTCATGAAATTCACGGAACCATCTGTAGGAAAGTTCTTGATGAATTCTTCGGCCTCGAGTTTTTTAATCGCATTCATACAGTCTTTTACAGTAAAATAAGTTGATTCATCGGTGATTTTGTAGTCCATTGTATATAAGTTCAGGTTTCTAATATATTCTCTACGGTATTTCTACGGTTGTTTTTTATTTATTGTACATAATAAAGAAAAAATGTTTATATTGTTTTTGGGGGATATATCCCCCATACCCCCTCGCTCCGCGTATTACCTTGGGATATATACATCATACATTATAACCGGGATATTACCTGGAGTATTCGCGCACTACGCGGAGCCAGGGGGCTATGGGGGATGTATTTTTCAGCACTACGCGGAGCCAGGGGGCTATGGGGGATGTATCCCCCAAGGGAACCATTAGGTTTCCCCATGCTCAGTCCATGGTGACTTTGCGGGTAGCAATAGCAGCCCATACCAAATAGATGGAATTCTCAGTCATGATAATATAATCATTCTTAGTATTGTCCTGTGCATCTACGGTAATCTTGTAAACCTTGACAATATAACTCGTATATTCTTGTTCACTCTTGATCAACATTTTCTTGTCGTCTTGGACACCAATGATTGCACTTTGGTCAAAAGAATTGGCCCAATAGTCCATCAGAATGGGTTTGTCCTCAGTCAAACTGATTTGACAAGCATTTTTCAAGGTTTTTGCGTCGGGCAATCGGTAGTTAGGGTTTTCGGATGCATTTTCAGTTAGTTCTGCCATTTTATGTGTAGTGTACGTATATTTTTTCGTATATAAGAGTTCAATGATTGCGAAACTTTAAATACTTTTTTCTATATTTAATAAATTATGATAATAAGATGGGCTAAATTGAACGACTTTTTTACGGGGTTTGTGCTTTTTGATTTTGCTAACAGGGATATCCTGGTTTGCCTTGATAGTTTCATATTCACTGGTCAATATATTTTTCACATATTCATATACAAAACTCAATATTTTCTTTGTACAGTTCCCTACAATCAAACAGTTTCCTGTACGGAAAATCATAAAAGATATTTTCGTATATTTCTCTAAAGTTAATTCATCCAATTCCGTCATGGTGACATCGGCATCTTTTACGTGTAAATGTCCCAATTGAATAGATGGGTCTTCCGGTAATTCATTGTTGTAATAAAATTTACATTTAACTCCAGGATACATACTCGGGTCATAAGTAGGATTCAATTTGTATTTGTCCCGTAGAAGCGCGCGAAGTTTCTCTTGCTGAATGTAATAACCACAATTAAAATTGGAATTAATCAATACATTGCTTTTCGCCTTGACTTTTTCAAAATAACTCTTTTCCTTTTTATTGGTGTCTTTATTCTTCTTCCCTTTGACTAAACGGAATACTTCTGGGGATTCTTCTTCCGATATCAATTTGATAGGATTATCGAAATTGGGCTCCAATATACTCAATAATAACGTCTTTGTATTTTCCAAGAGATTTTCATTGACTATACCCGGAATCGCCATTCGTCCAGTATTGAATACCTTTACATGAATCTCGTGGAAAATCTCCTCATTTTGAACCCGTAGAATCACGGCAAAACAATTAATAAACGCATTTTTGTTTTTCCCATGACAATTCATAATATCTTTCTTGGATACTCCTACTGTTAATTTCCGGACATCTTTGAATTTGATTTTGCGTGCATTAGGATTATCGATTTGTTTCATTATTTTTTCTGTATAGAATAATTCTTGGTTTCGTTTGGTTTCATATTGTTGAAATTCTTCACGCGTTTTCGATATTAAACGAATTTGCTTTTTAATCACACCATTTGAGGCAGTAGAATATGGAATCACTTTGGTATTCCAGAATATTTTTTGGACATCTAAATTACTTTGATTCAAAAAGAAGATTTTGGTTTGGGTGGATATATACAATTCTTCACAAACACCTTTAGGATTTTTGACTAGAGTGGTTGTTCGATTTTCTACTGTAGAAATAGTGCTCTGTTTAGTGTGTGAGTCAATATTGTGTTCGGTGGGTGTGGTCGATGACGATGTACTCGTTTGCGAATCACTTTGGAGGTCATCATCATCATCATCATCATCATCACCATCGTCATCGCCAAAACCAAAATCATTATTAAGCATCTTTTTCTCATTAGATGAATTGATGGATACGAAATTATGCGAAGTCAATGCTACATCTTGAGTACTTTGTTCCTGTAAAAAGAGTTGCCATTCGCTATCAATACCCAAGTGTGCCATTATTTTATTACAAATCTTTAATTTATTATACTAAGGTCGTTCTATATTACTTTTGTTAATATTACTATACGGAAGTCATAGTGATTCAATTTTTCGGGATTTATTCTAAGAAAAAATTGAACGTATTTTACTATACTTAGTTGCACTAATATTTAAATAGACCAGACCCTTTATAATAAATTCGTAAATCCATTATATACCACTATAAATTAGAGAATGAACATAAATTTGTCAAATTCGTCGTCATTACCAATCATATCAGAAGATGATGTTATCATTGTTGGGCGCGTGCCACCGATTCGCAATCCACCACCACCACCAACACCTGAAACACAACACAGAAGACTACCACCTAGTATAGTATCACATAATACTTCTACAGTAAACCAACAAGAAGTAGAATCACCGGATACACGCTCCAATGGACGCAAATGTGGTCACTGTAGAGAAATCGGGCATATTGTATCCCATTGTCCTGTTATTCGCAATGCAGCAAAAGCCGCAATGGATTACTATTTGGTATGGCTTAGTATAATTGTAGTTGATTGTTTCGTGATAAAATGGAACTATACGGAAGATTCCATGAGCCGATTTAATGGATTGCAAAAACAATACCGCGAATATATTTTGTGCCCCCGTATGAAGGAGATATTAAATCAATATAGAAAGGAACCAACTAATGTAGCCATTACTTCGGTTCTCAATGCTATACCCCCTTATTTGGAGAATATTAGCAATGATAATTTAGTGGCATTAACGAAGGCCCATCGTAAAAATCTGTCGAAATTACCTAGATTCAGTATGAGAAACATACCGGAAGTCAAACGGAGATTACATTCGTCTTTATTGATGCAAACCGATAAGAATCTGGTAACATCCAGACTATCGTGCTATCATCATACAAATCATGGGGAGCATTGGCCTATAGAGCGGCAACAGTATATTGAAAAATCTCTTAAAATACACGAAATACTCGTACAGGCAGTGGGAATTGAATACAATATAAGCCCACGTGACCGAGTTCGTGCATTGGAATCCATGCAGAATAATGTGGCCGCTGTATTGGGTGAAAACGAATACCGACTACGCAGTAA